ACCAGGAACATTTACAGTTGATGAAAAAATTACTCAAGCTACTACTGGCGCAGTTGGAAGAGTTGTAGAGTTTGACTCAACAAATAAAATATTATATTACATACAAACGAGATTTAATAATTTTGGTTTAGATACTAACGGTAACTTAACAGCATTTTCTGGTACAAACACTATTACAGGTGCAGATTCAGGTGCTACAGGCACACCTTCAAGTTCGACAAGTACAGTTGATAGCGTATCATTTACTTCAGGATATGCAGCTGCTGAGTTAGACGCTGATAGTGGTGATGTGGTTTACTTAGAAAATAGAGCACCAATCAATAGAGCTTCAGACCAAACAGAGAATGTTAAACTAGTTATTGAATTTTAAGAGGGAAATAAATGCCAAGTCCAACTGACTTTAACCTCACGCCTTATTATGATGACTTTACAGAGTCAAAGAAGTTCCATCGAGTTCTTTTTAGACCGTCATTTGCAGTACAGGCTAGAGAGTTAACACAATCACAAACGATTTTACAAAATCAAGTAGAAAGATTATCTGACCATATCTTTGAAAAAGGTGCTATGGTTATACCTGGCGAAATTGGTTTTGATTTAAATTATTATGCTGTAAAATTATCTGCTAAGTCAATTTCTGATATTACAAAATATATTGGTGTTACTTTAACAGGTGCTACTTCAGGTGTTGTTGCAACTTGTGTTGACGCCTCAGTTACAGATGGTACAGACCCAGACACCCTTTTTGTAAAATACACAAAAACAGGAACAAATAATACAACTTTAGTTTTTGCAGACGGTGAAACTTTAAATTGTACAATTGACAGTTCAGCTGCCACAGCAACTGTTAACACAACAGCAACCGGTTCAGCTGCTGAAGTTCAAGAAGGTGTATATTACATAAACGGTTTTCAAGTTCAAGTTTCTAATCAAAGATTAATTCTTGACAAATATTCAAACACACCTTCATATAGAGTTGGTTTATCAATTACAGAATCATTTATTACACCAAATGATGACGCAAGTTTAAATGATAATGCAGCTGGAACATCTAATACAAATGCTCCAGGCGCTCATAGATTTAAAATAGATTTAACATTAGCTAAAAAAACATTATCTAGTACCGAAGATTCAAACTTTGTCGAGTTATTAAGATTATCAAACGGTATAATTCAAAACCAAGTTAGAACAACTGAATACGCAGTATTAGAAGACACACTTGCTCGTAGAACATTTGACGAATCAGGTGATTATGCTGTCAGAGGTTTTGATTTAGATTTAAGAGAACATTTATTATCAGGTACTAATAGAGGTATATTTACTTCAGGTAACGGTGGTCTTGAAAGTAAATTTGCCGCTGGCTTTGGACCAGGTAAAGCATATGTTCGAGGTTATGAAATAGAAACAATTGGTACAAATTTTATTGGCGTAGATAAAGCTAGAGAGTTTGATACACAAAATAACTTTGACACTAGATTTGATTTAGGAAATTTTGTAAATGTAACAAATGTTTATGGTTCACCAGATATTGGATTTGTTTCAGGTGATGTTGAGGCATTTAAAAAAGTAGGACTTTATTCAGAGGTAACTGTAAATAGAGGCACAGAAAATACTGGCTCAGAATCAGGTAAATTATCAATAGGTCGTGCAAAGTCAAGAGGTTTTGAGTATAATTCTGGCACAGCTTCAGGTGGCGCATACTCAGCTTCAGGTGTTTTAACAAATGTATTTAAACATTACTTGTTTGATACAGTTATGTTTACTCACTTAAATACAGTTGATGGTTCGACATTTACAACTGGCGAAAAAATTACAGGCGGTACTTCAGGAGCAACAGCAACATTAGAAAGTATATCAGCTACAACAAGTAAATCAGTATCATCAATTTCAGTTGCAAGTCCAGGTGTTGTAACTTGTGGTGCTAATCATTTCTTAAAAGATGGTATGCAAGTTAAATTTACATCACCAAGTTTCGCTGTTGATTCAGTATCAGTTACAACAGATGATATATTTACAGTTAGAAATACTAACGGTACAACAACATTCGAATTATTCCAAGCAGATGGCACAACAGCAGCTAATGTTACATCATTTACAAGTGCTAGTGCTGTAAAACACGGTTTAGCAATTGTTTCAGATGTTAACGGTACTTTTGTTGCAGGCGAAACAATTACAGGTGGCACTTCAGGTGTTACAGATGTTTTACAAAGTGATGTAGTAGGTTTTAAAGCTGCAACTTCTTTTGAATTTGCACAAACAAAACAAATTGGTATGGCAGGCACACCAACTTATACAGCAGATACATCATTAGACGCAACAAATGGTGACAACGCACAATTAAGTGGTTCTATAACAGTTTCTAGTAATACACTTACAGGTTTTGGTACCAGATTTAATGATGAATTAAAAATTGGTGACTCAATATCTTTTACAAATGATAGTGGCTCTACTGAAACTAAATTGATTGAAACTGTAATTAGTAATGAATCAGCTACAATGACATCAACTTCAGGAGCTGCAACTAAAACTATTATAACAAGACGAAGAGCTAAACTTCAAGAATCAAATAATAATATTTCTATATTTAAATTACCTTACGACACAATAAAAAGTTTAAAAACAACTGCTAATTCTGGTATTACGGATACAAATTTTCAAGTAAGAAGAAACTTTACAGGTACATTATCATCTAACGGTGATGTAACAATAACTGCCGGTACAAATGAAACATTTAGTGCTCATTTAGCAAAAGATTTTACCGTATCTATTATGACAACTGGTGCAGGTAGTTCAGGCGCAGTAGGTGATGTATTAGATGTATCAGGTAATAACCACGAAGGTGACGCTATATTTACATTAGGCGGCTCTCCTACAGGTAAAACTTTAACACTTGACTTTGGTGCTAACTATCAAGGTCATAAAGTAAAAATTTTGGCGACAGTTAGTAGAAGTGTTGCCGGTTCCAAAACTAAATCACTTAACTCAAATCAAACAGTACAAATTTCCTCCCAAAGTACAATAGAAAGTGGTGTGATTGGTATTGGTAAAGCTGACATATTTGCAATTAATTCAGTAAAAATGGCAGCTGACTTTAGCACAAATGCTACAAACTCTGATACAGATGTTACTGATAGATTTGATTTAGATACAGGACAAAGAGATAATTTTTACGACATTGGTCGACTAAAATTAAAAACTGGTGAATTAACACCAACTGGAAGATTATTAATTAATTTTGATTTCTTCTCTCACGGTTCAGGTGATTACTTTGATGTTGATTCATATTCAGGTGTTGTAACTTATGAAAATATACCAAGTTATCTTTCAGATACAACTGGTAGAGAATATGAATTAAGAGATGTATTAGATTTTAGACCAAGAGTTGATGACGCAAGTACAATTAATTCTGGTGGTCAAGATAGAAGTTTTGATGGCACAGGTGCTTCAACGGTAGATATAGTTAAATTTAATTCAGATGTAACAACTGATTTTGAATTTTATCTACAAAAAATTGTAAAATTATTTTTAGACAAAGAAGGTAATTTTAAAGCTGTTGAAGGTGCAAGTTCACTAAATCCACAAGTTCCTGAAACTTTAGATGGTGCAATGCACCTTTACACTTTAGAAGTTCCTGCTTACACATTATCTACTGAAGATATTACAATTAAAAAAGTTGATAATAAAAGATTTACAATGAGAGATATAGGTAAGTTAGAAAATAGAATTGAAAATTTAGAATTTTATACTCAACTATCATTATTAGAGCAATCAGCTCAAAGTTTACAAATACAAGACTCTCAAGGTTTTGATAGATTTAAAAATGGATTTATTGTAGATAATTTTTCTGGTCATAATATTGGTGATGTTGGTAATATAAACTATAAGGCTGCAATAGATATGGCAGCTGGAGAATTAAGACCAACTTATAATGAGGATAGTGTTCAACTTATTGAAAGAGATGAAGATGGTACAGAAATTTTAGCCGCTGATAGAACAGCAGCTCAATATCAAAAAACTGGTGACTTATTAACTTTGCCTTATACTGAACAAACTTTAATTAGTCAACCATTTGCAAGTAAAAGTGTTAATGTAAACCCATTTGATGTATTTACATGGGTAGGTAATGTTGACTTAACACCACCGACAGATGAATGGAAAGAAACAGAAAGAGCACCAGAATTAGTTATAAACAATCAAGGTGGTTTTGACACCTTAGTTTCAGGTTTAGGAAATTCAGCATTGAATGGTGTTGAAATAGGAACAATCTGGAATGATTGGCAAGATTTTTGGACAGGTCAACCAAGAGATACAGGCAGTAGAGATGTTTCAGGAAACCAAAGACAAGGTAGACGAGTTTTTAGAAGAACAGAAATTACAACTGAACAAACTGTATCTCAAACAAGAACAGGATTAAGACAAAGATTAGTACCACAAGTTGTTAGAAACTCTATTGGTGATAGAGTTGTCAATGTTGCATTTGTACCATTTATTAGAAGTAGAACAATAACTTTTAGTGCTACAAGAATGAAACCAAATACTAGAGTTTATGGTTTCTTTGATAATATAGATATTTCAACTTACATTACACCTTCAGGTGGTTCATTAGGTGGTAATATAGTTACAGACGCTAGCGGTGCAGTATCAGGTACTTTTGCAATACCTGACCCAACTAATAATTCAAATCCTAGATGGCGAACAGGTGAAAGAGTCTTTAGACTTACAAGTTCATCTACGGATGATAGAACAAGTGATGTAGAAACTTCAGCAGAAGCAGATTATATCGCTAGAGGTATTTTAGAAACTGTACAAGAAACAATTATTTCTACAAGAGAGCCAAGATTAGTTAGAGAAGCTACAAATGAAAATAGAACAATAACAAGAACATCAACAAGGGACGCTACGAGAACGGTTGGTTGGGTTGACCCATTAGCACAAACTTTCTTAATTGATGATACTGGTGGTGTTTTCTTAACTTCTATTGATTTATTCTTTAAAACAAAAGACGCTAATGTTCCAATTACTTGTGAAATTAGAGAAGTCGTAAATGGTTATCCAGGCAAAAAGATTTTACCTTTTTCACAAAAAACTTTAAATCCTAGTTCAGTAAATATTTCAGATGACGCAAGCACAGCTACAGCATTTACTTTTAATTCACCAGTTTATTTACAAGAAAATACAGAATATTGTTTTGTAGTTCTTGCTAACTCAAACGCTTATACAGCTTATGTTGGAAGATTAGGGGAAACAGTAATTGGTTCTGATAGAACAATATCACAACAACCTTATGCTGGTGTTATGTTTAAATCTCAAAACGGTTCAACATGGACTGCTGAACAAAACGAAGATATTAAATTTACAATGAAAAGAGCTGAGTTTGAAAATGTTACAGGAACAGTTACTTTAACAAATGATACTTTAGCAACTAGAACATTAAAAAATAATGCTTTAAGAACAACAAATAGTTCAAAAGTAATTAGAGTTTTCCATCCAAACCATGGTATGCACGGCACATCAAATAATGTAACTATTTCTGGTGTGGCTAGTGGCACTTACAATGGTATTGCACATTCAGATATTAACGGAACATATACAAGTATTTCAAATGTAACTTTAGATAGTTATGATATTACATCACCTAGTTCGTCAAACGCTAACGCTACAGGTGATATAGGTGGCGCAGATGTAACTGCTACACAAAATAGATTATATGATTTATTAAATTTAAACTTAGCAACTATGACTGTACCAGGAACATCAATAGGTTTC